GCTCACGTGCGGAACGCGCTGGCACGCTTGCCGCAGTCGAACCTGTCCGACAGCGAGAAGGCGCAGGCGCTCAGCAAGATCAAGGCCGCGGCGAAGCGCCTCGGCGTAGAAGTCGGCGCCGACGATTCCGGCGGCAGGTCACTTGGAGGATTGATGGGAGAGGCTGAGCGCCGGTTCACGCCCGGCGCAGTCGAGATCCGGTCAGCACAGGACGGGCACCGGATCGGCGGCTACGGCGCCGTGTTCGGCGTCCTCTCGAGGAACCTCGGCGGGTTCGTCGAGCGGGTGGACCCCGACGCGTTCAACGAAGCCAGGATGACGAACTGGCCCAACGTCGTCTGCCGGTACAACCACGACCCGTCGATGATCCTCGGCACCACCACCGGGAACACGCTGTCGCTGCGCACCGACCGGATCGGCCTGGAGTACGAGGTGCTCCCCCCGCAGGCCCGTGCGGACATCCTCGAGCTGGTGCAGCGCGGCGACATCCAGCATTCCTCCTTCGCGTTCCGCGTCCCCGACGGCGGCGACTCGTGGTCCACCACCCGGGACACGTCGTACCCGATGCGGACCCTGCACTCGGTGCAGCTGGTCGATGTGGCACCGGTGCTGGATCCCGCCTACCCGGATGCGACTGCGGGGCTGCGGTCGCTGGCGGCGGCGATGGACGCCGAACTCGATGAGGTGCGGAAGATGGCCGACGCGGACGAGCTGCGCCGGTTCTTCCAGCGGACGGACCGGCCGAAGTACACGCCGCCGGTCAAGCCGGTCAGGGCCACCGAGGCGATGATGGCGCTGATGGAAAAGCGGCGCGACCCCTACGCCTGAGGCACTGAACAGCCCAGGTCACACAACTGAATAAGCACCCGGCCACCTGGCCCATACGGCGAAATGCCCATAACCCCACCCTTTGAAGGGAGGACCCCGCCGTGAGCGAGGTCGCCAGCAGGCTCCGGGACAGGCGCCTGAACGTGTGGAACGAGGCCCGCGCCATCATCGAGAAGGGCGCCGAGGAGAACCGCGAGCTCACCGCCGAGGAGAACGGCGCGTGGCAGCGGATGATGGAAGAACTCGACGTCATCGACGAGAAGATCGAGGGCGTCCTGAAGGCCGAGCAGCGGGCGAAGGACACCGACACCGCGTTCGACGCCATCACTGCCCGCAAGCCTGAACGGCGCACCGGCGGTTACGACGGCTACGGTGCCCCCGTGGGCGCGGGCGCCGAGTCCGGCGGCCGCGACGTCAACGGCGAGGTGCGCGCGTTCCTGCGCGGCGACCCGGGCTCGCCCCGGTCGATCATGCTGTCCCACAACACCGACGCCTACGGGCCGCTGAACCTGCGGACCCTGCAGTCCAACAGCGGCAGCCCGTCCACGATCGTCCCGACCGACTTCTACGACAGGCTGATCGCCCACCTCATCGAGGTGTCGGGGATCATGCAGGCCGGGCCGACCGTCATCAACACGGCCGGCGGCGAGACGCTGCAGATCCCCAAGACGACCGCCCACTCCAGCGGCGCCATCGCCTCGCAGGCGTCGGCGATCCCCACTTCCGACCCGTCGTTCGCGCAGGCCAGCCTGTCCGCGTTCAAGTACGGCGTGCTCCTGCAGGTCGCGCGGGAACTGGTGGACGACTCGGGGGTGGACCTGATCGGCTACCTGGCGATGCAGGCCGGGCGGGCGGTCGGGAACGCGTTCGGGTCGGACCTGGTCCTCGGCAACGGCTCCTCGGTGCCCGCCGGGCTCATCAAGTCCACCTCTGCGTCCCCGGGTGTCACCGGCACCACTACCGGCGTGTCCGGTGCGCCCCAGTACTCCAACCTGGTCGACCTGGAGTATTCGGTGATCGCGCCGTACCGCCAGTCCAGGTCGTGCTACTGGATCGCCAGGGACGCGACGATCGGCGGGTTCCGCAAGCTGCTGGACAGCAACAACCGGCCGATCTGGGAACCGTCCGCGGTCCTCGGCTCGCCGGACCTGCTGCTCGGGAAGCCGATCGTCGCCGATCCGTACATGCCCGCTGTGGCGACGGCGGCGTTCTCGGTCGCGTTCGGCGACTTCGCCCAGTTCTTTGTGCGGCTGGTCGGCGGGGTGCGGTTCGAGCGGTCCGACGACTACGCCTTCAACACCGACCTCATCACGTTCCGGTGCCTGCTCAGGGGTGACGGCACATTGGTCGACACAACGGCGATCAAGGTCTACAAGGGCCCCACCACGTGACAAGACGGACAAGGCGCTGGCGGGATGTCTAACCGCGCCCGCCTGCGCCCCCGTGGCCCGCGCCCGCACGTCAGCTGCGCGATGTGCGGGCGTGGGATCGGGAAGCTCGACACGTCCGTCCCGACGGCCAGCGGGACGGTGTGTGCCCGGTGCCGGGACGCCGGCAGGCTGGTGCAGCCGCTTGCGTGCGGGTGCGTGGGTGTGCCGGGGATGACGCTCGTTCAGATCGGTGATGGGCTTGTGTGCCGCCGTCACGGCGCGGCATCTGTCAAGGCAGCTAGGCAGCAAGGGAGATAGGGAATGGCTACTGAGCCGACGCAGATGCCCGATGGCGGCGGTGCGATGCAGGGCGCCCCGGGTGGCCCGTCGTATTCGGGGACGGCGACGAGCGTGGACCCGACGATGGAGCCGGGGAACTACGGCCCGTCGCTGTTCGGCGTGCAGCTCCCGCAGGGTACTGGCGCGAGCGGGACGGCGGGCGCGTACGGGATGGCCGTGGACCCGACGAACGAGCCGGGCCAGACCTCGGACGGGTTCACGGGCCTGACGGCGCCGATCGTGCAGACCGGCGCGCCCGGGTCGGCCGGCTCGCCGGTCGCCGGCGGCGGTGACCGGGTCACCTACACCGAGCCGGGGTCGTACCTGTCCGGGACGAACAAGCAGGCGACTGCGGCCTACCCGGTGTCCGGGCCGGACGACGGGACGCAGGGCGTCAACGGCTACTCGACGGGCGGGAACCTGCCGGGTGTGCAGGGGAACACGCCCACCTCGACGGGTGCGGGTGCGGGCAGCGTGCAGGTCGGCGGCCGGGCCGTCCGCCCGTAGTGCTGGCATGGAGGACCTGACGGCCCTGGCCGGCCCCGCGTGGGGCTCGGCGGAGATGCGCCTCGGTGTGCCGGTCCCGGCGGAGCAGCGGTTCGACTGGCGTCACGGGTGGGTGCCGCTCACCCCGGAAGCGGTGGCCAGCAAGCTGCACCACGCACAGGGGCACTCCAGCCATGTGGCTGCGGCCAACAAGCACGGCGAGGCGGCGTTCAGGGAGGCCATGTCGCCGGCGGCCAAGCCGCGGACGCTGCACAGCCGGGCGGAGAACGAGGAGCGGCTCGGCCGGATCCTCGCCAAGCAGGGCAACCATTCGGCTGCGGCGGAGCATTTCGGCCGCGGCCACGGCCTGCATCAGGCCGCAGAGGCAAAAGCGAAGGGGTGGGATGGCTGAGGATCTGGCGCACTTGCTGCCGTCGTCGCCGCTGACCGGCAACAGTTCGATGTGCGCGACGAACACCGTCAGCGACCAGACGGGCTCGCTCACCGCGCCCGGTTCGCCGTCGGAGCAGACGGAGGCGATCCCGGCGCGGGCACCGGCGGCGGCCCAGCAGCAGGGCGGCCCACAGGTGCCGGTGGGGTCGCTGCGGGAGAAGTCCGGGCTGGACAGCTCTTACCGGCCCGGGCCGGTGGCGTGGGCGCTCCTGCCCCAGAACGGCTACAGCAGCAAGGAGATGTGATGGCTGACGTCGGCGAAGGCCCCCTCACCACGCCACGGGCGGACGAGTGGGCGCCGTGGGACGCGACCTCGGGTTCGGGTACTGACGCAGCGTCGGACCGGTGGCGCAAGCTCCCCGGCGGTGCGGTGGACCCGGACACGGGCGCGCTGACCGGCGACGACTTCCCCTCCGATGGGCGCTGGCAGCAGTGCTGACGGACTGACCCCACGATCGGGAGCCTCCCGTCCTGCCCTGGAGCGGGAGGCTTCCTCACAACCACATCCAGGGAATCCAGGGAGCACACTTGAGATATCTGATCACCGGCGGGCTGGGGTTTATCGGGTCCGCGCTCACCAGGCGCCTCGTCTCTGACGGGCATGAGGTCATCGTCCTTGATGACTTCTCCCGCGGCCGGATGGAGCGCCTCGCCGGGGTGAACTGTGAGATCCGCGGCGGTGATGTCCGCGACGGGCGCGTGGTCGCCGAGGCCATGCAAGGGTGCGACAGCGTTCTCCACCTGGCCTATTTGCAGGGTTCCCAGGTTTTCTACCAGGAACCCCGTCAGGTGCTGGACGTCGCGGTGCGCGGCATGACGAACATCCTGGCTGCCTGCGAGGCGACCGGGTGCGCTGATCTGCTGCTGATGTCCTCCTCGGAGGCGTACCAGGTGGCCCCCACGGTGCCGACGCCCGAAACGGTGCCCTGCAGCATCCCGGACCCGCTCAACCCGCGTTACTCCTACGGTGGCGGGAAGGCCCTGTGCGAGCTGATGGCGAACGCCTGGGCGCGGACAGGTGTGCTGGACCGGGCGATCATCGCCCGCCCGCACAACATCTATGGGCCTGATGGCGGCCGGGAGCATGTGATCCCCCAGTTCTGCCTGCGCATGAGCGAACTGGTGCGCACCCACCCAGAGGGGATCATCCAGTTCCCGATCCAGGGGACAGGGCAAGAGACTAGGTCGTTCTGCTTCATCGATGACTGCGTGGACCAGTTGGCTCTCCTGCTGGATGCCGCGCCTGCCGGTGTGGGCATCTGGCATGTCGGCTGCATGGAAGAACGCACCATCGCCGAGGTGGCCCACACGATAGCGGACTGCTTCGGCCGCGAGATCAAGGTCGTGCCGGGGGCGCTCCCGAAGGGATCACCTCCGCGCCGACTGCCGGATACGGCGAAGATCGAGGCGCTGGGATGGCAGTCCAGCCGGCACACTTCGTTTGCTGCAGGACTGGCCGAGACCATCGCCTGGTACAGGGCTAACGGATGAAGCCGGTAATGTCCTGCCACGCCGGTAGAGTTAGAACGTCAGTGCCCCGGCGGTGTGTCACCACCGCCGGGAGCGTGCCGAACCTGAGCGAGCAGGCCGACATGAACGATGGTACAGAGCGCTGGCGTCCAGTCGCCGGCTACGAAGACCTCTATCACGTGAGCGACCTCGGCCGCGTCTGGGCGCTGCCCCGCTGGATTAGAGGGCGCAGCGGATCTACTTGGCTCAGGCCCGGCCGGTTCCTTACGCCATCTCCGACCTCTAATGGATACCTGAAGGTCACCCTCAGCGATAGCCGGGGGGGCCAGGAGCGGCGTGCGGTACACCGCCTCGTGGCCGAGACATTCCTTGGCCCGTGCCCACCGGGCGAGCAGGTCCGGCACGGGCCGGGCGGGAAGCTGGATAACCGGCTCGTCAATCTGTGCTACGGCACGAAGGCGCAGGACTCGGCCGATAAGCTCCGCGACGGCACGCATGTGCACGGTTCCGGTTCGGTGAACGCGAAGTTGACTGAAGACATCGTGCGCGAGTGCCGGAGGCGCTATGCCACCGGCGACGGCACGACCGTGAGCCTGGCGGCCGAGTTCGGGGTTAGCCAGATGGCCATGTGGAAGGCAGTCCACCGCAAGACGTGGAAGTACGTCACGTGATGGGCGCCGTCAAAGCGTGCGGGATCTGCGGCAGCGCGGATCTGGCGCTCATCCTGGACATGGGGATGCAGCCGCTCGCCGAACGGTACGGCAGCCACACCCGGTATCCGCTGGCGCTGCTGGAATGCCAGGCATGCACCCTTGTCCAGCTCAGCCACGTCGTGGACCAGGGCGAACTGTTCCCGGCGGATCACCCGTACACGTCGGGGACGACGGCCGCGCTGCGGGACCACTTCACCGCCCTCGCCGGCCGGCTGTCACCGCTGGTGCCACCGCCGGGCCTGGTGGTGGACATCGGCGCCAACGACGGCACTTTGCTGTCGGCCTTCCCGGAGGGGACGCGGCGGGTGGCGGTCGAGCCGACCGGGCAGGCCGCCAAATGCCGCGAACACGGGTTCGCCACCTACCAGGAGTGGTTCACCGCTGGCTTGGCGCTGGAGATCGTGCGCCGGCACGGGAAGGCGCAGGTGGTCACCGCCACCAACGTCCTCGCCCACGTCCCCGACCCGCATGACTTCGTGGCCGGTGTGGCGGTGCTCCTGGCTGCGGACGGGGTGTTCGTCACCGAGAACCACGACGCCGCGCAGATCACTGACGGGCTGCAGACCGACGCGGTGTACCACGAGCATCTGCGGTATTACTCGGTGGGGTCGCTGTCGCGCCTGCTGGCCATGTTCGGCCTCCAGGTCGCCGATGTGGAGCGAATCCCCATCCATGGTGGTTCGCTGCGGGTGCAGGCGCGGAAGCCGCGGGGTGGTTTGCAGCGGCGTGCGGACGCTGCGGCGCTGGGGCTGCGGCAAGCGCTCGGCGGCATCACCGACTGCGGGCATCTCATCTACGGCGTGGGTGCCACTACGCGGGCCACGCCGCTGATCCACTTCGCGGGGATCGGCGGGTTCATCTCCTGCGTGTGCGAGGTGGCGGGCAGCGAGAAGATCGGCCAGGTGATGCCCGGCACCACGATCCCCATCGTGGACGAGGTGGCGCTCATCGAGGACCAGCCGGAGTATGCGCTGCTGTTCGCCCACCACATCGCAGATTCGCTGATGCCGAAGCTGCGCAAGGCGGGGTATGAGGGGAAGTTCATCCTGCCGGTGCCGGGGTTCAGGATCGCCAATGGCTGAACTGTACGAGCCCGGGTTCCGTCATCCCGGCATGGAGAGTCGCCGCGTCACTGGAGGACTCGTCAACCTGACGCCACACCCCATCGCCATCTATGGGCACAACTCGCTGACAGATGGCCCAGCGGAAGTCATTCCCCCATCAGGCACAGTCGCGCGGATAGCCACGATCGAACTCGGCACGAACTTGTCCGCGAACAGCGGGCGCAACTACGAACTCGTTGAGTACGGCCGCGCTCATGACCTACCACCGCCCGAGCCTGGCACCGATTACATCGTCTCGCTGGTCGTTGCGCTGGCCTGCCACCGCGATGACCTGCTCGCCCCGTTCGTCGAGGTCCGCAACGACGAAGGAACCATGGTCGGCTGCCGGTTCCTGCAGCGGGTGTGCTGATGGCTGACCGGTTCGAGGACGAGCGTGGCGTCATCCAGGACCTGTTCGGTTCCCTGGATGCTGTCACCCGCATCACCACCAAAGCCGGGGCGGTGCGCGGGAATCACGTCCACCACCAGACGATCCAGTGGACGATGGTCCTCACGGGGCGGATGCTGATCGTCACCGCCGGCGGCGGCCACAGAGTCAGCCGCGAGTACGGGCCGGGGCAGATCGCCTGTGAACGGCCCGGCGTGCCGCACGCGTGGAAAGCGCTGGAAGACACCGAGGTGCTGGTGTTCACCCGCGGGCCGCGGTCGGGTGAGGGGTACGAGTCCGACACCGAGCGGCTGAAAGAGCCCCTGCTGTGACCACCTGGGACATTCTCCTGCCGACCATCCCCCACCGGCACGAGTCGCTGTGCGCGCTGCTCGCCGAACTGGACCGGCAATGGCAGCCCGGTCTGGGGATGCTGGTCCTGCGGGACAACCTGCAGCGGCCCGGGAACGCCTCCTACGCCAAATGGCAGGATCTGCAGGAGTGGTCGCACGCGGATTACACGTCGTTCATCGGCGACGACGACTGGATCGCCCCGGACTTCGTGGCCAGGATCATGGGAGCGCTGGAGCAGGGCCCGGACTATGTCGGGTTCGCCGTCGCGTACACCTATGACGGGCAGCCGCGGATCCCGGTGGAGCATTCGCTCCTCCACGGCGGCTGGTGGAACTCCAGCAACCTGCTGGCCAGGGACATCGTGCACCACAACCCGATCCGCCGGGAACTGGCGCT